CGAGCCTTTGGTGACCCGTTAGTACGTGCACGGAAAGCGGGCATTTGAAATGATAGGTTTGTTTTTTGTAGGTATTGTAGTTTCAGTTATTATACTGGCTATATTAATACACGTGAGGAAGTATGATACCAGAGACTGATAGAGCATACATTGCAGGTTTATTTGATGGTGAAGGTAGTATATACTTTGCTAGAAGACCCGAACGTAAAAAGAAACATAACGGTAAGGGTTATCGAATAGCTAACGCACAACGTATCAGTATGGAAATAACCATGACCGATCAGTCTGTGATACGTTGGGTTCATGAAGTGTTGGGTGTTGGAACTGTTGTTAAAAAACCAAGAAAAGGTTTGCGTAAAGACGGTACAAAGTATTTGGTCCAATGGAAGTGGAGATGTACTTTTAGAGATGCGTATTATGTATGTTGTTTAATTTGGCCTTGGTCACATACAAAACTAGAAAAGGTTAGACAGATTATAGATCATTATGGTGAAAGTAAATTTATGAATGGTAAAATTGTAGATATAAACGAATATAAAAAGGCGATGAGTTTAGAATGAAATTAAAATTTTATTTATGGGTTATGGGTTGGTCCGGAAGAATAAGTGCGTGGGCTTTTAGAAAACAAGCTGCGATTGTAAGAGAACACAATCGTAAGGAGGAAGAGGATTATTTAAAGGAGTTAAAGAAAAAACTATGAAGAAAAAATTTAAATACGATGGTCGTAGTAGACCGGCTACTGATTTATATAAAAAAAATTTTGAAATAATTTTTGGTAAAAAAATAGATAAAGATAAAGAAGAATTAGACGGATATTATATTAACAAAGGTAAGATAGAA